GAACTGTACGGGGCCAATGCGCCCCATGACATTATTGACCAATGGGTTGCCGATTGGATGCGGGACCATTATTGGTTCCGCTGTAGTCATGAGCATGATTGCTGTGGGTGTTCATTCCTGCAGTTCGTTACTGTGGTGCCTAAGTATTTAGGGACTGACAACGACGATTACATTGTCCATGAAGAATGGGGGAGAAATTATTAATGTCTTATATCGTTATGGGTACAGACGAATGTGGGTCGGACTTCCGGCCCTCTAAGCGTACTTGGTTTGATGCTGAGGACGCATACAATGAACTGCAGGGACTTCGGGAGCAATTCCCGGAGGCCCTTAATTTATGGGTTGAGGTTTTACAGGATAAGGCCTACTTTCAAACACTCCGGGATCAAAACCGGGATTATTGGGACTATGAGGACTATTAAGATGAAACAGCGTGTTTTAGCTATAACCAAAAATCAGCAGAAAGCTTTATTGCGTAAATGGAAACAATCGAACCAAGGTATGACCTATCTGCAATTTAGACGGTCTGTAATGCCTATGTTCGGAGATCCTGCAATAGTCGTTAAATGGTGCAATATGTTTTTAGCTATTGAACCTGACGGATACACTCACAGTTGATAAAGGGAAGGCCCTAGGTAATACTGGGGCCTTCGCTGTATCAATTGGAGGGTACAAAGTGAAAACAGAAAACGAATTAATTATTGAAGCTTTATTAATCTGCTGTTCGATACTTACTGTGAGTTTAGGCAGCATTCTATTTATAATCCTAGGAGGTTTTTAAAATGAGACTAACGCCAATCGGTAGTAATAAAACACAAGTGACATTCGACCTATGGAATGGACCAATGCATATCCTGTTTAGCTATGAAACACCAGTGGCCGCTATGTTACCTAGTGGTCGTTTCCTACGCACAAAGCAAAAATTCTCTGTAACTACTAGTAAACATATTAACCAATGGTTAAGAGCAAACAACGCTGGTGAAGCTGAATTAGTCCCACAATCACGAATAGAGGAATTAGTGAAATGAAAATATTCCCTAAGTTTTTAAAGCCAACAATGAAGGTGATCAATATGCACAATGAACCAAAAGGCGCAACGCCAGTAGAACGACCAGTGTTACAAGCACTGGTCATCCTAGGTTTAGCAGGTAGAGGAAACAGCATTAGTGTTTCTATAGCAGGGGAACACGAATACGAGGTAAAAAACTCTAGAGACGCTGCCGAAATCCTTAGTAACATGGCCTTAGGTGACGCGGACGAGTTCCTTATTAAAGATAAAGACAATAACCAATTAGCTTGGTTTTTACTTATTTACAATAACGGTTCCGACTACGACCCAATGATCGTTCTTAGTGATTATTCTGTTAATGACTATGCAGAGGGTATTTGGAATACCTTAAATGAAAATTTTGGAGAGTAACTAATGAAATCTAATGTTAACTACTACACGTCACGCACAATGAACAAAGGGAAAACCACGGTTTACTGTGGTTTTTCTAATATTAACAATGCCTATCTTGTATGGCGTCAAGATGGAAACATTATGGGTAATTTATTGATCCACAATGAACATGACGAGGCCTTACAGGACTTCAATGAACGTATAGAGTTTGCAAGGGAAATGGGGGTGTTGGACTAATGAAGTACCACGGTAAACCTTCTGAATACTTTATGACACACGAGGAAATAGCTAGGGCCCTAGGCATATCTAGAGTTCAAGTTCAAGCAATAGAACGCAATGCTTTGAAAAAAATCAGGTCATATGGTAAACTTCAACGGTACGTTGGTGCAAAGGAGAAGTAACAATGTCAAAAGAAAGTTGGGAATACTGGCACGATGATTACTACGACCAACTAGAGTCGGACGATGAAGAAACATTAGATGACCTAGAGGAGTGGAAAAAGGCTGAACAGGTAGTCATTGATAAGGTTATAAATAAACTTAAGGGTGACTACTATGGTTGAGCAAATGCTGCCACCAGATCCACAGTCCATCTTTACTACAGAGGAGCTCAATGAGTTCCTCTATATGTCTTCTATGATTGAAGAGTACGAAGTAGAGATGTTTAGACTTCAGGTTAAACAAAAAATAACAACAATGACCTATGACGAAATAGAAGAAAATTTCTTAGACATCTATGGTCCTCACTGGAGGGAAAATTTGTGAGATGTAAGGCCTGCAATAGAATCTTAGAAGACCACGAACTAACTAAAAAGGATACCCATGGCAACTTTATTGATTTTTGTAGCTACTGCCTTAATTTTTCTGTTAATTACGGGGGAATAGAGATAGAAGAGGACTTAGATAACCAATTTGGGTTATTGACAAATGATGAAGATTATGATACCCTCTTCTAAAGTAGTACCTAAGTAGTAACTTAAGAAGTAAACTAAAGTAATTAACCATAGTAGTTAACCATAATAGTTAACTACATTAGTAAACTTAGGAGTAACTTAAGTATGTCGATAGACGAAAAGAGCATTTACTTGGTGGACGGTGGTGACTACTCCATTTACTGCCTAGGGTACACACAAGCCCGTCAAAAGGCCAAGGAGATCATGCAAAGTGACCCTTGGGGTGGTATACCCTTTGTCCTAAAACAACCCTATGACCTCAAAATAGAGGTCGATGGGCGCGTATCTATGACTAAGTCCACTTTGGACTTGATCCTAGAGTTGGGCAGTGACCCAACACCCGTAGCCACAGAAGTTTAACTGTGGTATACTATAAGTATGTTACGCAATCCTGCTAACATAAGAAGCTAACGGAGATTATTCCATGACAAATGTAATTGAAGGTGTTGTAAACTTCAGCAACGTAACTAAACACGACGTGTTCAATGGTCAGGACACGGGTGCGTTTTCCATGACAATCACAATGTCAGAAGACGACGCAACTACCTTGGCTGCACAGGGTGTTAAAATCAAGGACTACCAAGGCAACAAGCAACGGAAGTTCAAGTCTAAGTACGACATTAAGTTGTTTGACGCAGAAGGTAACCCGTACAACGGGGAGGTGCCTTACAACTCTAAGGTGCGCCTTAAGTACAAGTTAGGTAACGCCCACCCGGTTCACGGAGTGGCTACTTACCTTGAGGCCGTTAAGGTACTTGAGGAAGCTGAAATACTTGAGTCAGAATCTGCTGACTTTTAATGGCTAAGTTTCTTAGACATGAAGGGTGTCCGAAGTGTTCATCTTCGGATGCCCTTGCTATTTACGATGACGGCTCCACACATTGTTTCAATGCCGTTTGTGATTACCGAACAAGAGGTGACGGTTCTGTGTCTACTGAAACACTACCTAAGGCCAAACCCCTGAACATAGCAGGGACTGTGGCTTCAATACCCAACCGACGTATATCCCAAGAGACCTGTTCCAAGTACGGTGTAACCGTTGAGTACTCTGGTACAGGGGAAATCATTAAACATTATTACCCTTACTACCGTGTTGACACTAACGAGGTATGTGCTGCAAAGGTGCGTGAGGTTAAAACCAAAAGCTTTTATAGTACAGGCAACAGTAGCGGTGCTGGTTTCTTTGGACAACAGAACTGCACAGGTGGCAAGTACATAACTATTACTGAAGGTGAACTAGACGCCTTAGCTGTTTATGAGATGTTCAATAAGCAGTACGACGTGGTGTCCCTTCGGTCAGGCGCTAGTAACGCTGGTAAAGAGATCAAGGAACAACTGGAGTGGCTAGAGTCCTACGAAAATGTGGTCATTTGTTTCGACAATGACAAAGCAGGGGAAGCTGCTCTGGAACAGGTGAAGGACCTATTTAGCCCCAATAAGCTAAAGATAGTTAAATTACCCCTGAAGGACGCCAGTGACATGCTGATGGCTAACAGGGTCAAGGACTTTACTCAAGCATGGTGGAACGCCAAGACCTATCGTCCTGACGGTATTGTTGCCGGGGCTGACACATGGGAATCTTTAGTAGAAAAACGACAGGTAAAATCTATCCCGTATCCTTGGGAAGGCCTAAATGATATAACTAGGGGGCATAGGCCGTATGAACTCGTTACGATCACCAGCGGTAGTGGTATGGGCAAGTCACAGTTCATCAGAGAAATTGAGCATGACTTGTTACAGCGATGCGAAGGAAATATTGGGGTGTTGGCCCTCGAAGAAGACGTGGCCCGAACAAGTCTTGGTATCATGTCGGTGGCGGCAAACAGGCCCCTTCACTTGGAAGAGGACACGCCAGTGGACCAGCTTCGGCCCTACTGGGAGGCCACACTGGGAACAGGACGTTACTACCTATTCGACCATTGGGGGTCAACTTCTGCGGATAACCTCCTCTCCCGTGTTCGCTACATGGCAAAGGCCTTGGACTGCAGGTATGTCGTACTGGATCACTTGTCCATCGTCGTGTCTTCCCAAGAGTCCGGAGACGAACGAAAAGCCATTGACGAAATAATGACCAAGCTACGTACTTTAGTAGCTGAAACAGGCATAAGCTTATTCCTCGTGTCACACTTACGCAGGTCACAGGGCAAGGCACACGAGGACGGTGCACAAATATCTCTGGGGGAACTGAGAGGGTCACAAGCAATTGCACAATTATCTGATATAGTAATTGGCATGGAGCGTGACCAGCAGCACGACAATGAAGAAATCAGGAACACGACAACAGTACGTGTCCTAAAGAATCGTTACACGGGGGAGACTGGACCAGCATGTTGGCTTCAGTACGACAGAAAAACAGGTAGACTCACTGAAGTTGCCAATCCACAAATAGGAGCAGACTTCTGATTTATTTAGATCTTGAAGCTGACGGTTTAGATCCTACGACTATCTGGTGTGTTGTTACACGGGAAAACGGTGTCAGTACCGTACATACCAACCCAGACACCCTCTGTAAGGCCCTAGAAGGCTCTCAGAGCGTCGTTGGACACAACCTAATAGGTTACGATATCCCTGTCCTAAAACGTCTCTGGGGGCTTTCTGTGGCCTCTGAGAGGGTCATAGACACACTGGTGTTGTCGCGTCTGTTTGACCCTAGTAAGTCCGGTGGTCACTCCTTGAGGAACTGGGGGAATGAATTAGGCTTTCCCAAGGGTGACCACTCTGACTTCTCTTGTCTGTCACAGGAAATGATTGACTACTGCATACAGGACGTAGCAGTTACTGAGGCAGTGCACCAGAAGTTGACAAAGGACATGCAGGAGTTCTCTGAGGACTGCATCAAACTTGAACATGAAGTGCAGTTTATTATTCAACAACAGGAACGCAACGGGTGGATTCTGGATCAACGTCTAGCCAATGACCTTTGTGCAACATTTAAGGAAGGCATGAATGCTATTGAAGCCGAACTACAAGAAATGTTCCCGCCCATTGTCGAAGAAAGGTACTCTGAAAAGACAGGGAAAAGACTTAAGGACAAAGTTACAGTTTTCAATGTTGGGTCCAGACAACAAGTTGCAGAACGACTTGCAACTAAGGGTGCGAAGTGGAACCAGACGACGCCAAGCGGAAAGCCTGTTGTCGATGAAAAGACGCTTAGAGAGAACGAACACGTCCCGGAGGCTGCAAAAGTTCTGGAGTACCTTACTCTTCAAAAGCGATATGCGCAGGTACATTCTTGGTTAGAGGCTGTTCAGGACGACGGTAGAGTACACGGAAGAGTCATTAGCAATGGTGCTGTTACTGGTCGCATGACACACCAGAGTCCAAACATGGCTCAAGTACCTGCTAGTCATAGCCTTTACGGTACGGAATGTCGTACGTGTTGGACCGTGCCTGAAGGTAAAAAGTTAGTAGGTTTTGACGCTAGTGGTCTTGAGCTACGAATGTTGGCGCACTACATGAACGATAAGGAGTTTACAAATGTCCTCCTCACAGAAGACATACATACCAGAAATCAGTTGGCTGCAGGGCTTGAAACAAGACCTCAAGCAAAGACTTTCATCTACGCTTTCCTCTACGGGGCAGGAGATGCAAAAATTGGATCTATCGTTGGAGGAAGCGCAACTGATGGTGCAGAGCTTAAACAACGATTTCTACGAAATACACCTGCTCTTAACAGTTTACGAGAACGGGTTGGTAGAGCTTCTGGGAGAGGCTATCTCAGAGGACTTGATGGTCGTAGACTTAGAGTCAGATCAGAACATGCTGCATTAAACACACTGTTACAAGCTGCAGGCGCTATCGTTATGAAGAAGGCTTTGGTTATCTTAGACGACTACGCCCGTCAGTGGGACTTGGACTATAAGTTCCTTGGTAACATACATGACGAGGTTCAAGCCGAAGTGGTCACTAACCATGCAGACAAGTACGGTTGGTTGGCTGTAGAGTGTCTGAAGGCTGCGGGGGTGGCCTTTGACCTAAGATGTCCTCTGGACGGAGAATATAAGGTAGGTACTACATGGGCGGAGACTCATTGACAGAACAACTTAGTTTTATACCTGAGGATGACTATGATGTAAAAGGAGACAGCAAAGTCTGTATTAAATGCAATCGTGACTTACCGCTGTCTTTTTATTCTAAGAACTCAGGTAGGCCTTATTTAAGAAGTGAATGTAAACAGTGCAATTACAACTTACAAAAAGTTAGAGATAGATTAAGAAAGAATCAAGCTTATCCTCCAGAAGACTACAAGTGCCCTATTTGTTTAAGGGGAGCTTCGGAGGTTAAGGGACAAGGAAATCAGATAAACAGTGCGTGGGCTTTGGATCATTGTCACGAAAATGATACATTTAGAGGCTGGTTGTGTCATAATTGCAACAGGTCATTAGGTGGTTTTTATGACGATAAAGAGTTTTTACAAAGAGCGATAGACTACTTGGAGCAGTCAGAATGAAAAACATTTATACGTTAGTGAACGACATCTACGAATTAGTAGAGACTAAACAAGTCCCCGAAGGTGTGGACATAGATGAATGTATTGAGACCTTTGGTGAAGGCGTTAAGCAGCTTATGCGTAATGAGTTTACTAAGAAGAGGGACGACTCACGTAAACTACGCATGTCCAACATAGGCCGTAGTGACCGCTACCTTTGGAACGTCTGGAATGACGTAGAGAAAGACGATGACATGCAGGGTCATACTTACGTTAAGTTCCTTTATGGTCATCTCATAGAGGAATTACTTTTATTTTTATCAAGAGCAGCAGGTCATGAGGTAACCGATGAACAGAAAAAGTGTGAAGTTAATGGCATTACAGGCTCTATGGACTGTAAAATTGATGGCATTGTCACGGACGTTAAGTCTGTTTCAACTTATGGGTTTAGGAAATTCAAAGACGGCACTTTGGCTACTGATGATCCGTTTGGATACATTGCGCAAATTAAGGGATACGCGAACGCAGAGGGATCTTCACGTTTTGGTTGGTTAGCAATGGACAAACAAAATGGCCACTTGACTTACCTTATGTACGACGAGGAAGACACTCAAGCGCCTATCTATGAACACATAGGTTACGACATTGGTGACCGTATCGAACACATTAAAACAATGGTAGAGCAACCAGAGCCACCTAAACATTGTTACCAGCCAAAAGAAGACGGCAAGAGTGGTAACATGAAGCTGGACACTGGTTGTTCCTACTGTGCTTATAAGAAGAACTGTTGGCCTGACCTTAGAGCCTTTGCTTACTCCTCAGGACCACGCTATTTAACAGAGGTACATAATGAACCGAAAGTCCCGGAAATACAAATTTAGAAGCACGTTCGAAGACGATGTCAGCAAGATACTAAAGGATTTTGACTATGAACCTTTCACTGTCCCCTACACTATTTCTAGGTCTTATCGTCCTGACTTTGTCGATCCTAGCGGCGTATGTCTCGTTGAATGCAAAGGATATTTCAGAGACGGAGACACGAAAAAATACACCAGCATCAGGGACTCACTCCCGGAAGGACAAGAGTTAGTCTTTGTCCTAATGCAGCCCAACAAAAAAATAAGAAAAGGTGCCAAAATGACTATGTCCCAATGGTGTGACAAAGAAGGAATTTTGTGGTATAATATAGATACACTACAGGAGTTAATTGACCGTGTCTCTAACGCTTGAAGAAATTAAGGAACGTCTGCTTAAGTCTTACGACCCTGATGATCTTCTGGAGGCACTTCAGATAACCTCAGAGCAGATTTTAGAAAGGTTTGAGGACAAACTAATTAACAGACTAGACGTGTTTGAAGAGGAATTGGAGGATGAACAACTTGAGTATTGATGACGCGACCCCTGAAGAATGGGACACAGTTACTGCATTAAACAATCTTTCAATACGAAAGAAAGCAGACCCTGTGGAACAGCCTGACCACTACAACAAGGGGGCAATCGAAGCCATCGAAGCAATTAAAGCGTCCATGCCTGAACACGAGTTCAAGGGCTATCTTAAGGGCAACGCTTTGAAGTACCTCTGGCGCTATGATTACAAAGGGAAACCAGTGGAGGACTTACGTAAGTGCCGCTGGTACATTGAACGACTGATCCAAGAGATGAACCAATGCTAGAATTTTTAGTACTTGCCCTTATTTGTTTTGGGTTTGGTTACGTTATTGGACATCATGTAGGATCTGAAGGAGATTAATATGGATGCATATCAACAGTACATACACAAGTCACGGTACGCCCGTTATCTGCCAGAGGAGCAGCGACGGGAGACGTGGGAAGAAACAATCGACAGGTACTTAAACTTCTGGATTGAGAAGGGTAAGTTAACACTAGAGCAGGCCAACGGCATCTTTGCAGACATCCATGACTTGGACGTAATGCCCAGTATGAGAGCACTCATGACTGCTGGAGAAGCACTAAACCGTGACAATGTAGCTGGATTCAACTGTAGTTACTTGCCTATTGATCACCCTAAAGCGTTTGACGAGATGATGTACGTCCTAATGTGCGGTACAGGCGTAGGCTTCTCCGTTGAACGACAATACGTATCTAAACTACCAGAAGTAGCGGAGGAATTTCATGCCACAGATACCATTATACACGTCGCTGACAGCAAAATTGGATGGGCTAAGGCTTACAGAGAACTTATCAGCCTGCTCTATTCAGGTCAAGTTCCAAAATGGGACATCTCTGGAGTACGACCTGCAGGGGCAACCCTTAAGACTTTTGGAGGTCGAGCGTCTGGTCCAGAACCTCTTGTCGATCTGTTCAACTTCACAGTCAGCGTCTTTCGGGAAGCTGCTGGACGTAAACTTAGCTCCATCGAATGCCATGATCTCTGCTGTAAGATTGCACAGATCGTCGTCGTCGGCGGTGTACGCAGGTCCGCTCTCATCAGTCTCTCTAATCTTACCGACGATAGACTTAGACGCTGCAAGTCAGGACAATGGTGGCAAGATAACCCACAACGAGGACTAGCGAACAACAGCGCATGTTACACAGAGAAACCTGATTTTGAGGCATTTCTAAATGAGTGGAAAAGTTTATACGAGTCCCGCTCCGGAGAACGAGGAATGTTCTCTAGAGTCGCAAGTCAGAAACAAGCTGCAAAGAACGAACGAAGAGATGCTACCTATGATTTTGGAACTAATCCATGCTCAGAGATCATCTTGCGGCCCTACCAGTTCTGCAATCTATCAGAAGTTGTTGTCAGGTCGTCCGATACTCTCGAAGACCTCAAACGAAAAGTACGTGTTGCGGCTATCCTTGGAACTCTACAGGCTACGTTGACAGACTTCCGTTATTTACGAAAGGTGTGGAAAGACAACACTGAAGAAGAAGCTTTGCTAGGTGTCAGCTTAACAGGCATCATGGACCATGCTGTGTTGTCAGGGAGAGGAGACCGTGAAGAACTTAAAGAGTGGCTTGAAACCCTCAAAGAAACAGCTATTGAAACTAATAAACAATGGGCTGATCGGCTTGGTATTAATCCTAGCGCTGCTATTACTGCTGTTAAACCTTCCGGTACTGTTAGTCAGTTGGTTGATTCTGCTAGTGGTATCCACCCTAGATACTCAGATCAATACATTAGAAGGGTTAGAGCAGACTCAAGAGACCCACTCTGTCAAGTCCTTGAGGCAGCAGGAATCCCCGTAGAGGACGACGTAATGTCACCCACTACTAAGGTATTCTCTTTCCCTATTAAATCCCCTGACGGGGCTGTGGTGGCGTCAGAGATGGGCGCTATGGAACAACTTGAGCTATGGGAGATCTACCAAGATCACTGGTGTGAACACAAACCCTCCATGACGTGTTACTACCGTGACAATGAGTTCCTTGAGGTAGGTCAGTGGCTGTACAACAAGTTCGATAAGATTAGTGGAGTGTCGTTCCTCCCTTATTCCGAACATACGTACCAACAGGCACCCTATGAACCCATAGACTTAGAGACCTATGAGAAGCTGAAGGAGGAATTCCCAGAGACGATTGATTGGAACATCTCTGAGAACTCTGACATGACGGAAGGGTCTCAACAGTTAGCGTGTACTGGCAATAACTGTGAGTTGTGACACTAGGGGCTTCGGCCCCTTTTTTATTTCAGGAACCTATCAAACAAACCTTTCTTCTTTGGTTTAGATTCCCTAAGAGGCATACGAAGTCCTAACTCCTTTTGTTTCTCAGGGGTCATAAACTCCCTGATAACATTGTTAGCGTTTTCTATGACTTCTAATCTTTTTTTCGTAAGGCCAGACAACTTGTCTTCGTCACCACCTGCATTCATGTAAGCATCAAGAGTCTTTAGAAAAAAATGCTGCCCTTCTCCGGTTTGAAGGTTTGTAAAAAAGCGGGTGGACAAGTCGTCTCCTTTTTTTCTTGAAAACTCAGCCAACTCCTTTAAAGGTAATTTAGTTGCACCCCTGTGAAAAAACTCGTGCATTATTGTTCGTTCAGGGTTGTTGTTAACTCTTTCGTATTGTTCCGCATTAAGAATGTCTTGATAGTAAACTTGGTCTTTTTCTGGAAAATTCTCCAAAGGGAATAGTGTTTGACTTCTGTTTATTGGATTTACACTGGGATCAAAATCCGGCAAGGTATAAAAACCTGCCACCCGACTGCCTCCACTTGCTCTTATTGGTGGAGAAATCATACCGGGAAGTTTTTGGCCAAACTGACGTGGTGTAGTTACGTCACCTTTAGTAGGGTAGTCACCAGCATAACCAAAGCCAGCAACTAAACCGTACTTACCACCCGGACGTGCATCAGCAGGGACGCGACTAAACACGTCCTGCATCATCTCATAGTCCATGAGTTTCTGTGATTGTTGTCTACCGTTCATTGTTAGTCCTTACACAATCGCTGTCTGTCTAGTGCTCTCTAGTAGCTGTTGGTAAACTCTAGGGTTTTTCTCACGCAGCTCCTCCAGCTTACCTGAACGAAGAAGTCTTTGGTACGTCTTTGACTTACTAGAAGTAGAGGCCTTTGTAATACGGTCTTCTTCTTGGGTAGACATAACTTGAGGTGTTGTCATGGTCTGGTCATATTCATCAAAGTTTTCTTTAAACCAGATACCAAAAGTTCTAAGGAACTCTTCAGGAGTTGTGTTACGCTTAGGCATTACTTCTCTAAGACGTGCAACACTTTTGTTGGGGTCTAGGATAAATTCAATAAACTTACGGTCGTTGTTAATGTTTAGGAAGTTCAAAAAACTATAGGTAGCCGCAGGAGTTACACCAGCACGACGGGCTAAGTCTTCTGGATCGTCACCTAGTTTGGCTTTAATTAACTTGTCCATCTCAGCTACTCTAGGTATCAACTCAATTAACATGTTAAATTTAGCTCTAGCTTCTTTTTGAGCAGGACCAGAAGGTAAGTTTTCAATAGCAGTGTCAAGCGCCTTTTTAGCTTCTAGGTTTTCAAAAGCATTAACAAAGGACTGAACACGGAACTGATAAGGAACAATAGAATCTACACCTTCACCACCTTTTTGCATTGCTTGTTCAACAGTAATTGCAGACTTCTTACGTTGTGTCATAGCCCTAGCTTCTTTGTAAGAAGAAGAAACTTTGTCACCAAACTTCTGTAGCCTTCGCTTTGCCGCAATCATTTTTTGAGCAGCATCACTAGGGGCAGTCTGTATCATTGCCTCAAGGTTTTTAACAATCATGTTAATACGACCCATGGACAAAGGGTGTAGATTGTTAAACTCTGAAGACAAACCAGTAGTTTTTTTAATATTGGCTATGGCTTGTTGAACAACGTCTTCATTACGCAGTGTGTCATACAAAGGTAATGACTCTTGAGGTATCAACTCGTTATCTACTCTAATGTAAGCATCATCAATAGCCTTAGCTATCTGCTCCTTACCTTCCGGTAGTATAGTGTTGACTAGATCGTCAATAAGACCTTCTAAGCTAGTAGCGTTACTTCCCACCTTGTCCCCAAGGAATCTTGCAAACTGAGGCCTAATTACTGTACCTCTTTTAAGTTCATCAGCAACCAAAGCAGCGTCACCAGTGGCTACTCCGGGACTAATACTAATTCCTCTTTGACCAGCAGCTTCGATAAGTTCAGCACCTGTCTCACGAACTGCTTCAGGAGGTCTTATGTCTGGACCAGCTACGTCTAAAGCTCCTCTAGCACCAGAAATGCTTGATATAAGTTGTCCTGTAGGGCCCATAACTGCTAGAGTAGCAGGACCTGCAATACCTCCTACAATCATGTTGTACATTCGAGCAGAACTTATACCAGCAGCTTGTTCAGGATCTTCAATAAAGGTATAGTAACCACCAGCAGCGCCTATGCCAGCACTGGTTTTCATGCTCTGCAAAAGAGACCGACCACGAGTAGCATATATCTCAGCAGCAAGGGGTATAGTTTGAGCTATGGTGTCCCGTACAAGCGTTTGAGCAAAATCCATGTCACCCATCTTTTCTGCTTCAAGGACAGAACGAGTAAACTTAGCCGTTGAACCTTTGTCTGCTAAGCCCATTGACTCAGCAGAACCTAGAAAAGCTTGAGCAGGGCCAGCAAGTATTCTAATGCCTCCTGACTTAATTACGTCACCGTAAGTAGCCTTAGCAGATTCTGTGGCTAAAACTTCTTCATGCTTGTCTAGCAAAGCATCCATTTCTTGTTGAGTAAGTTGTTGTGTAGCCATTTACTGTTTACTCCTAAAAATCAAAACCAGAAAGGTCTAAGCTAATCGTTGTTCCTGTGTCGCCATAATAGAGATCGTAAATGTACTGAGCCGTTGATTGTTGATTTTTTGCCGCACGTCGAGCTAAATCATTATATGTTAAGGACCCTTGTTGATTTCCTGCAGACAAAATAAAAACTACGTCATCACCTCTATTTACTTTTCCGTCTTTTTCTAAATACAAGTTCCAAAGCTTTCTTTGTTCTTCCGGAGGCATAAAAGTAGAGTACCTAAAGTCACTACTAAACTTGTCCCAACTTCTTTCAATTTTGTTAATAGCTGCTGTTGGGTTTTCTGCAACTCTAGCTTCTCTAAGAGCCATGCCTTTCATAATTGCACGTTCGTTCATAGACTCCATTTGATTAAGCAGTTTTAAGTAACCACCCTGTTCTTGTAACAAGTTAGGAACCGAAGCAATAAAAGTATCAAATTCTTTGTCCGAAATAGCACCTTTAGTTGCTGCCAAGCGTGTTTTAACAAAGTCTTGAGTAAATGAACGTATTTGGTCTACAGAAGCTTCTTTGTTAGCAAAGTCCGACATGAGAGGATCATTTGAACTAACACCCATAGCTCTCATAAGAGTTAAAGTAGCTTTACGTGCTCCTGAAGTTTGGTTTGCAAGAGCACCAAATATTTCTGGCTGGTCTTGAGCAATTAACTTTGCTTCAGCAAGGGTAGAACGTAAATCCATAGCGTCCCCTGCTTTTTGAACCTGAATAGAAACCTCTTCAGCAACGTCTTCACCTACAGACTTAGCCAAAGCACTTTCTCTTTCTCCGCCAAGAGATACTGATACTCCTGTTCTTTCTCTTTTTTGTAAACCGCTTAAATCCTCTTTTGTTACTTGTCGTTTTGAACCTAACAGAAAAGTTGAACCTTCATCATTTTGAATGGTTTTTAATTTTACACCAGCAGCAGGGTCTTTAGGATCTACCCACTCAGTAATAGTAGAGTTAAACTTAGAGTCTGACGGTAATTGCCCTAACAAAGAAATGTCTCTTTTTTGAGAAGCTTCTGCTACTTTTACAGGAAGAAAACCTTTTTCTAAAAGATCTATTTGCTCCGCCCTAGTAAAAAAGGGACTAGGCTTTAGTGCTTCTCTGACCTGTAAAGCACTAGACAAACTTTGTGCTGTCAAGCCTTCACCTAGTCTTTCTTGTATAACTTCTGGAGACAAAGGCTGGTCAAGATCAGACACAGCACTCATTAGCATACCACTGGCTGCCTGCTGTTTACGTGCTGTCTGTTCCGCTGCTGCCATTTGAGCAGCTTCTTTAGCAAAACCTGCTTCTTCTAACTGACGACGCACACGACCAATGTTAGTTGCGTCTCCAGCAGCTAAGGCAGCATTGCCTCTCCTCATAATGTCAGCTAGTTGTTCTTTACGACGTTGCTGTCTTATGTTTGCAGGAAGCTGTCCTACCCCTCGTGCAGCAGTAAGGAGTCCGCCTAAGTAGGCAGGCTGTGTTGCTGCCTGTAAAAAACTTCTGCCAAAACGTGCCATGATTACTCCTTAACTAAATATGCTCTGTAAAATACCATCAGGTTGTACAAGACCAGCCAAGAGTCCTGTGCCTGCAGTACCAATGATGTTTCCACGGCCTAGTTCAGCAGCCAGTAGAGCATCAATACCGGAAGCAGTAGCCTCACCAAATAGTCCTGTGCCGTACAACTGTGCTTGTTGTTGTGCAGCAGCAGCAGTTTGTCCGGGAGCCAAGGCACGTAACAACTGAGTCTGTGGCAAGTAAGACGCCCCAAGAGCAGTTGTGCCAAGCTGTTGTTGCAACTGTTGTAAACCAAGACCACCGCCTAGTAGACCTTGGCCTGCAGTCAACGCCTGTAGCGCCTGTTGCTGACGTGCAGCGTCCAGAGCCTGCTGTTGTCCTGATAGTGTAGTCCCTAGTCCTGCAAACTGTGCGCCTAAAGCTGCCTGTTGTGCTTGTTCTGCTCTAGCCTGTTGCATAGCACCTAACATAGCTCTACTACGGGCTTCTTCCTGAGCAGTAGACAAGGCTAGTTGTTCAGGAGTAGCACCCCCATAGGCTGCTGAAGACGTACCAAGTCGTCCTTGAGCCGCCAGACGTTGCTCCAAAGCAAGACGTTGGCGTTCCTCTTCAGGACGTTGTACAGCCCTCATACGCTCAAACAAGGCTTCCTCACGGTCCATCACAGGCATGCCAGCGGCACCCATGAACTGACTACCTAAACCAAAGGCTTGGCCTGCTGCTTCCTGCGTAGGCATAACACCAAAGGTGGGTTGACCCATTAGTTGTTGACCTGCGCCAATAGCACCAAGACCTGCCTGAGTTAGCTCTGGCTGTCCTGCAACAGGAGCGCCCAAGAACTGCCCTGCTTGACCCATGAGGTTTTGCGTTAGCATTTGCTCCTGAGGAGACATGCCCATAGTTGAACCTTCAGGACCAGCAGTAAACTGACCACCAGTAGCAGTAGTTACCGTGTACGGTCTAAAGGCCGCTTGTTGCATCTGGGTTTCAGCTAGTTCTTGACCAAGGCCTAAACCCTGTTCTCCAAGACCGCCTAAGTCTTGATATGCTTTTGTCAGCAAACCTAGAGCGGCTGCTGATCCTCCAAGACCTAAAATTTCTTCTGGGGTCATTAGTACGTACCTCCGTCAATTGTTCCTGTTGACAACGTACCGTTGAATGTCAGTGCAGGAATTGTCACTGTGCCTGTAAAGGTAGGCGAAGCAGTGTCTGCCTTCGTAGCGATAGCTGTTGAGATAGCGTCAAACTCTGTCTCAAACTCAGCGCCCTTAATGATTT